CTGCTGGAGTTATTCCATTTGCAAAACCAGACCATGCTAATCCTATTGCTTTAATTGTAGAAGTTTCTCCTGCTGTATAAGGTAAATGAACAACATCTCCTGCATGGTAAGTTGCTGGTTCTCCATTGAAATGAATTTTACTTTCTCCTAAATATCTGATTTTTCTCTGTACATCAGAATAGATAAAATTAGTATCAACAATATCTCCAAATTCAGGATTACTCATAAGCCTGGAGTTCCACCTTGAGAAGGAACATATGAACGACCATCTTTATCATACATAGTGAAATTCTGTAGTAATACAAAACTAGAAGGAATATTAAATAGCTTTTGCATCATTTGAATCATAATTGGTGACTGACAGTTAAAAGGAGGAATATCCATATATGACAATCCATAACGATTAATATTCACGGCAGCTCCTTGTTGATCTTTTTCAACTTGATCTACAAGATTTTGTTCCCATTCAACAATATCTTGGATCTCAACAGGTATATCGGATGGTTCAGGAGGAAATACTCCTTCTTCATATTTCATTGAATAGATATGTTTACAATATCTAAATTCATCTAATGTTGGACTCCACCTGTCAGTTAAAGAAGTAATAACATTATTTTTTGCTTTATAGTCTTCAAAGTCAGGCAAACCTTCTGATCTTGCACCTGGAAGAGAAGGATCAGCTCCACTTCTTAGATATACTCCACCAAAATCACTAAAAACACCTGGGTTATCTCTAGTTGCTCCTATTTTTGTACTACTTGTTGCAGCTGTAGTTGGAGGTATTTCATATTCAACAGTTGGTGCAACAATTTCTAATTGTCTATTCGTTAAAGCATTAGTCATTGCTTGGTTAGCAACTTTACCTGCTTCCGTCATAACTTCATAACGTCCAGGTTTTAAAGTGGCTACGCTTGTTCTAGGAAATTGTGGACCTGACCTTTTACCTAACAGTGTTGAGACATAAGCATATTGACGACGAGTAAAATCCTGACAAGTACAGTAATAACGAGTACCTGTCATAAAATACCTACCTACATTAGGAGGTCTAGTAGCTGGAGTAACTAATACTTGGTCTGGAGTCGCTTCAACTGATCCACGTTTTCTTAAAGTTAATAAACCTGTATTTGGATTAACATCAGCTAATACAGCTTGAATGTATCCATATCTAGTTTGTGTATCAGGATTGATAGTACTCCTAGTTATAGGAACTCCTTCAGGTGCAATAATACGATCTTCAATTACTTCTCCATTTGTAGGTTTAATGCCATCTGTGCCAGCAATTGGTATAAATAAAGGTGCTGGTAATTGATTGGTAGAACTCCATGTTCCAGCTAGTTGTACATACCAAAATTCATTATCTTCAGTAACAGAAGCAATAGAAGCACGAACATTACTACTGTCTAAAACATTATCAAAACGAAGACTTCCTGCTACACGAACACCTGCCCAATGAACTCCTAATTCTTTATTCTTGGTAGGAAACCCTCTAAATACTCCAGGGATAGCTGGAGCATTCCCAGAGGCTCCTGGAACGCCCGTAGGAAGAGGTATTTTATATGTAAAGGGATAATCAAAGGAATTATGATATAAAGACGCTGTGGCTAATTCAAAGCCTCTTCTCCATCTAGCCCAACATGATTCTCTATTAACGGTATATAAGGATTCAGGACTACTTCCACCAAATTCATTCCTTATTGGTTTGAATTTATAAGCATTGCCTTTGTACTTTTGATCGAAAGCTGCAAAGCTTCCAAATCCACTAGCCATTAGAATAGTCCACCATACCCTGCTAAACCTGTTTTACTATATGCATCAAGAACTCTAGGATCTTTCCAACCTTCTACTGCACCTTGTCCCATTGTTTTTTTCATTAGTTGATCTCCAACAATTAAGGGATAACCAGCAGTACCAGCCATTGTTCCACCAATATTTATAGCTGATTGTGCAATAGCATTTGGATCTCCTTTAAATGCTTTACCAAGAAGATCACGATTATGATATGCAACACCAGCTTTTGGAATTAAAAAAGAAAGAGCATTACCTAAAAATTGTTGGGCAGTTATTTTAGGTTTACTTCCTATAGATATTCCTTTTCCAGCTTTATCCCATGTTGAAGTATTACTTGATATGGCACCTGGCAAGACTTCCATTAGAAGAATCCACCTTGAGCAGTTACATTTGCCCCTGGAGCATAACCAGCAGAGTTATTACCTTCTGCATAAACACCTACATAAATACGATCACCACGTTCTAAATAAATACCTCTGTTTCTAATTGGTAATCCTGCTCTTGTATCTCCTGTTGAAGAAGCATATGCACTATGTATACCTGGAGCAGCTAAGTGAGGCATAACATCTGAACAGTCACATACTTTAGTTTCAGCTGGTACTGTCTTAGCAAATAATAAATTGTAATCACCAGAAGCTGGAATAGGAGTTGTTGTTCCACGGGTCTGATAGAACACAAAAGTTACTTCAGGTTGTTTTCCTCTAGTAAGACCTAAATCTTCATAACCAGTTGTTGTAGCTGTGTTAGTAAAATCAAAAGCACTAATCAAACCTGTTACTGCTGAAGATCCTTTGTATTTATAATATTTATTACCTGCATTCTTTACTGCTGTAACTGCAGATTGTTGAGAATCTTGAGCATAAATAATTTGACCACTTACAAGTTCAATACCACTTCCTGAAGTTGTAGCATTCAAAGTGTAATCATTACCACGATAGAAATCATTACGAGTAATTAATATGGCATCAACAACACCACCATTATTATTATCTTCACTTAAAGCCGCATCCATATCAACTAAAATTGATGGAGCTTGACCACCTTGAACAAATAAAGTATTTGTAGACTCTTGACCAACAGTTTGAGTTGTTATTCTTACCGAATCAAACAGAGGTCTATCAACTAAAAGAGGCTGTTTATTAGTAGAAGTTGATGACACTTTTATTCACACTGATTTTCTTAATTATAAGCTTTATAAATGTTTTCTCATAAATTCTTTTTCTGCATCAATTCCTTCTTTTAAAATATGTCTTTCTTCTGCTCGTTCTCTATCACTTAAAACATCTTGCATAAGAATATTCCACTTACCTTGTCCTGCTAATTTCATCGCCATACTTCTGCTAAAACAATACGAGAACCTACTGCTGTATCTGCTGGTCCTGGTAATGCTTGAATAAATTCTCCTCCAGATCTGTCGTATCTATATCTAGCTTGTTCGGGATCTTTAAAGTTAGGTACATACAAAATACCAGCGAGACGATTTGTTTCATATAGATAAATATCATCCCAAACTTTTAATGCTTCTTGAGCATTACTTGATTTAATTGTTCTATCTACGTCACCAGCTATACTCTCTAATCTTGTTGATGGAGAAGTTGCTACTTCTGTTTTCTTTTCAGCAGTATCACAACGACCTAATTGAACAGCAATCTTATCGTAAAAATAAGAGTCTGGAACAGTATTCATTGCTTCTTCTAATCTGGCATAATCACCAGCTGGAACAGAAACAGTAAAATACCCTAAGTGGTATCTGACTCTACTTTTATCAAACTCAGATAACTGCACAATAAAAATATCTTTGTATTTTTAATTATACTCGGATTAAATCAGCTGCTATTACAGATTCCCAATCGACTCTTTTTATTTCTTTTAATTGTTCTAAATTTGCAAACTTTTCACCTGATAATGACATTTGAAGATCTTTAATTTCACGAGCAGTTTTAAGACCAATGCCTTTAATATGATCTGCAATCATTTGTGCTGTCGCTCCATTTATATTTAATCTTGTCTCTGGAGGAAAGTCACGAGGTTCTTCTTTGGCAGCTTTATCTTTAATTTGTAATGTTTTTACTTTTTTAGTACCTTCAGTATCACTTTCTAACTCAGCTTTCTGAGCATAAAAAATGCGACTGTCCTGGTCTTGTACCATAAAACAGTCGCCATTGTCTAATTCACTTATAACTTTAACTCTTGCACCCGTTTTCTTATGTTTAAAAAGAGTAGTCATTAGGACCAGAATGTTACTTTCTGATCCTAGTTTAACTCAAAAATTAAGAAACAGTACGGTTACTTAAATACTGTTCAATATCTCCATAACCAGGGGCATCGTCTGCTTGTATGTAGCAAACTTCAACAACAATGTATCCTTTGTTTCCAGCATCTACATCTGCATCTGATAGATATACTCCATCAGCAACAGCAGTACCAGTAGCACCATCCTTGGTAAATACTTTCCAAGTTGTGTCAGCAACTACTTGATAATGAGATGTTGAATCATTCAACGCACCACCAGCAGCTGTACCACTTGCAAAGTAAATAGGCATGGTACTAGTAGCACCAGTTCCACCTGCAAAGAAGATAGCGTTAGCACCACCATCAGTAGTTCCATCTACTGTTGATGCAATATTTGCTTGAGCACATTCTTCAGCTACAACAGTAGCGTCTGTTGGTGAACCTCCATTGCTACGTCCAAAGGAAATGACGTTTCCAGTGTCTGTATATACACCAGATGCTACACGTCCATCTCCCCAGCCATTAGCGACAGAAGCAGCAGCACGATAAACATAAGAAGGAGTTCCAGCAGAACCTGCTACAACCATTCCTGTAATGTCTGTACGTGTGTCATCATTCCTATAAGGAGAAGGAACAATTACATCAGCTGCATTCCACTTAGCTGCTTTTTTACCAGTGACTTCGGCATAACCACGCTGTTGGAAATACTTCCAACCAGGGACAGCCAACACAGCGGTAGGACCGCCTGTTGCCTTGTCATTTGTGTCGTCGTCGTTTGTATCAATATTTTTATACCAACCGTTTAGAGGCTCTGCCCAGTTTCCTGGATAGATTTTCTTAGAAGACAAATAAGCCATTTATTTCTCCAATGTATTTTTTCTAGTTAATAATCTATGATTTAAGCGTCAGCTACGAAGCTAAATCCTGTTGTTACAAAGTCCTTATTAAGGGCTTCGAAACCAGCGTACAACTGCCAAATCAAGATGATAAATCTTGAGAAGTCATCGTTGTTATTGATAAGAACCTGTGCATTAGGTCCACCAATTCCAACACCAATTGCTTGAGGTCCAAAGAAGTATCCTTGAGCAACTTCTCTTGAAGAATAAGCACCACCACCGTTATAGGAAGAAGTAACATTCTTAGTTGGGAAGTTTGTAGACTCGAAGAACTTAACACCTTCAAACTGTACGCCTGTTGGCATTACAGGTTCACCAGCAAGGAAGTAAGCTTGTCCAGCTTGTGGTCCCTGATAGAAACTTGTGTTGTTAGGAATCATGGGGTTGCCCATGTACATTCCTTGTCCAGGAGCACCTGCATAACGAGCGATTTCTCTGAAGTCAGAGTCACGACGTAAATGCATCATGAATGTTGGATCACATATGCAACGATATAAACCGTCTGCATAAGTAGGAACATTACGCTTACGTAAATCCTTAACAACAGTCAATAGGTCAGTTTTAACTGAGAACTGCTGCTTATCATTTGTGATTTCAGTAGCAGAGTAAGAAATACGTCCAGAAGCATCCTTAGTTTTTCCATCTGCGAAATAATATCCACCTTGGCTAGTAGAAGCAGCACCATTGGCTTCTGCTTTAGCTAGTTCGTCAATGAATACTCTATCTCTCCAACGTCTGTAATCATCCAAAAGGGTAAGTGAACCAATGCTCTGATGGAACATATTAAGGTTCCCTGTGTCAAGTAGCAGACGCTGAGCTGTTACAAGAGTTTCTCTTGCAATCTTGAAAGTACTTGATTGTGTAGCATCACCAGGATCTGCAGGACCTGTGTACTCTTTAAGTACAACAAGAACCTTTTCCTTTGTGATGTTACGGCTATTGGCAGTACCAATAGTTTGATCAGCTACACGCTCACGGCTGTCCTTTGTACCAGGAGATCCCCAGAACTTGTAACGATCCAATTGAACAGTTTGTCCTGGCTGACGAGTGAAGTCGTGTACCACTACTGGTTCGACTGCCATCTCTGCGATATAGCCTGGATGGGGTCTATATAGTTCTGCCCCTAAGATTTTTGGAAAATCGTTATCAATAAACACTTGTTTTTATTCCTCCAATGTCTGAAGTTTTTTATTACGGGTGAAAGAGTCAGACATGAGCATGCCTTATCTAACTTTTTATTTTAACAGTGAGTAATTTATTACTTATTAGTAAACTACTAACACAGAAGTTTGTGCTAGTAGTTAATAAGAATTACTCCATTACAAATAACTTATTTTGTACTGTTTGAGGCGCAGCCTGATTCAGTACTTTCCAAGCATTTGCAGGATCTCTTGCCATTTGCTCGTTAAAGCTACCCCAGAAGTTTTCTGGCTGCTGTGGTGCAGCTGCTGCTGGAGGTGCTGGCATTGCAGGAGGTTGACCAGCTTGTGGTTGTTGTGCAACAGGCTGGGTTGGATAACCTTTAGTAGCTAATTGTTGCTCATTCTCATATACAGGATGAGGTCCTTCTGGTCCGAAGAACTTCAAAGTGTAATCACTAAGAGTATCAGGATTAGTAAGAATTTCGTTATAAGCTAAATTCTCTTGATGCTCTTGAACAGCGAAACTTGCATAACCTTTGATATTTTCTGTTGCTCTGTTTCCCCAATTAACAGCACTATCGAGCATTCCTTCTAGATTTACTGCGTACTGGTTTAGTATCGCTGGTGCCTCTATCCCGAATGCGTCCATCACCTCGTAACTTTGCTGACTCATTCCTACCTGTTGTGCTATTCCTACCAGCTCCTCCGATGAGAGATTCGAAGAGGTTGGGGAAGAGTTGGGCAATGAGGTCTGGCTGGCTGGCAAGGTCTGCGGAGCCGATTGTGGTGTAACCTGGTTGCTGGGTTGTCCGTAGTTGGCCTGGGTATATTGTGTCGCTGGCTGCGATTGTTGACCCTGGAACGGGGATTGGACTGGTGCGCTCAGCACTCCTACCACTTTGTTGAATGCCGTCTCCCATGGGTTGCCCTGTGGGGCTTCCGCTGGTTGGGATTGGGGGGCGAACTGAGTAGGGGTTGACTGGAAGCTGGGCGTTCCCTGGGGAACCGCCTGGGGGTAACTCGTACCCACTTGATAAGGCACTGGTGCTGTCTGAACCGCCTGTGGAGCTGCTGCTGGAGCTGCCGCCACGTAGCTGTTCGGAGCGACGGCTGCTGGTGCTTGGCTCGTCGGTGGGGTCGATTGGACGGTAGCGTCCTGCATAACTCATCTCCTTTTGTAACGCCTCTAGTGTTCGATACAGATATGGTGTCAGATCGAGACGGGGATCTGCTGCCATAGGTAAATCGGGTGATTGAGGGTGAGGAGTCTGCATCATTCCCCCCACTAATTTTGCAAATTGAGAGTATGCACTCTGCAATTCATTAACCATTCTGAATGGGAAGCCCGATAACATGGCAGCCCTTTCTTCATCCGTCTTGGACGGAAAGAGATATTTCAGTGCTTCTATGCTATCTACCCCTAATTCTTGTAGGTTTCTTACAACAATTGAATTGTTTAAAGTGTCTTGGGTTGAGTCCTCATAGACTGGCCCCATCCATCTCCATTGAATGGTTACATCACCATCAGGAATTAATCCTATAACTCCTGGTGGTATCTGTTGAGTTTGAAGACAAGCCATCATTAATTGTTTGACTTGATCCTCAAACATACTCATTGCATCTTCATATGCATTTCTATCTTCATCTGTAGCTGTTTCAGGAAGATCTAATGGTTTTTCTAAACCAGCTGCAGCAGCTAATGTTTCACGGAACATTCTTTCTTCTTGAAAAATAATTAATTCAAAACAACGAGATAATCCATAGTCATAAATTGATCTTGCTTTCTTTTTAGAAGTTGCTGCAACACGTCCAAATAATGATTTATATTCAGTAGCCGTTATACCTGCAGATATTGATAGTTCATCTACACCACCTAAAGCAGTACGTATTTCTTCTCTATATAAACGAGAATAAGCATTTTGATCTCCAGTAACTGCATCAGGAACAATATATCCAACACGATCATTTGGTTCCAAATTTGCAATAACTCTTGGAACTCTTATTTGTCCATCAACACCACGGGAAACTGGATCAGATTTATATCGTGATTGACTTAAAGCTCCAACACCAACAAAACCTGAATTAGCTGCAATAGAAGGACGTTGTACACTAGCTTCTCCTGATTCCATTAAATCAGTTTTAGGTCTTGATGAAAGTAATGTCGGATTACCAAAGAAATTTATATTCTTTCTCATGGTTTGCATAATCTCATCATGAGTACAGATGTGATTTGCTAAAGCATCAAATTCACCTGATCCTTCATGTGCAAAACCTTTTGGATTATTGAATATCTCTACACAAGGAATAAAACCTAATGTATTTTTAAATTCTTTTTTCTTTCCAGGCATTGCTGGATATGGTGCATCAAACTTTATTTCATGTTCAGAATGAGTTTCTTCTATTGTCTTTCTTTTAATAGATAAACGAATATAACGTTTTTTACTATGATGATCTTGCTTTTGACCAGTTAATGCTGAATCTGCAATAGCTTGATCACCACCATGTTGTTTTCTAACTTTATAGTTATAAATAATTACTACTTCGTCTATTTCTCCATCAGGATTATAATAACTTCTGTATTCATGTTGTCTGAAATAATATAAACGATAATTGTTATTAGTTGGACGAATATAAAATAAACCTTGTCCATCACATAAAAAATAATCCCAAATAGAATCTAATCGTGATTCAAGTTGATTATATTTAATTACTCGATCTATAAAATCTTTTCTTTGATTACCAAAGTTATCTTGAGCAGGGAAAAATTCAACTCCTTGTCTAATCCCAAATAGCTTCATCTGAGCTAAATGCGAAGCTACTATTCCTGTATCAATAGATGCTCCTCCATCTCTTTCAAGATAAGAGTCAATTATTTCTTTAAGACGGGCTTTTGCATCAGTAGCCATTAATCTTTTGCCTCTTTCCTTTTGTTAATTTTAGCAGCTTTGCTTTTTTTCTTAAGATACAACCAATTTTTAAAGAATAATAATTCTTCTTTTGAAAATAACTTTCTTTTTTTAAGTGCTTGTTTAACAAGTTTTTTTGTTTTCATTAACCAAGAAGTGTTCCCATTACTTTTTTAAATCCTGGGCTACCAGGAAGTTGAGATAAGGAACCATTGACTCTATTAAACTGACTATTTTCTGCTCCAAAATTAGGATTATTAATATTTCCTCCCATCTGATGCAAAGCATTATTTAAATTACTAGATCCCATTGCTTGTAATCGTCCAGGTAGTCCAGGTCTTGGAGTTTGTTTCTCACCAGGTAAATGAGGTCTTCCACCAGGAGCTGTAGGAATTGGATCTCTCCCTGGTTCTCCTGGTAAAGCAGGACCACCAGCTGCTTGCATTTGATTAAAATATCCTGCATTACCCATTTGATTCATGGGGTCTGCTGACATTACAGCTATTTGTAATTGACTATTAGGATTAAAAGCAACAGGAGCACCTGTCCCTGGATTATTTTTATAACGTACTCCTGGAGCACCTGGAACATTCTCTTCACCACCGAGAAACAACATTGCAACTACCGAATATATAAATCTATTTTACTCTTCTTGTACTTTATATCCTTTAGGATCATTTAATTTAGTCAAAACAATTCCAATACCTTTAATATCCCATTCCAAATGGTCTCCTCTTTCCCATTGTAATTCGTCTGTTATTTCAGGAGGAAAACTAATACATAAGTCACCAAAAACATTATCATCTAATTCCAGTATGTAAGTCATTTTTCTATTAGCTTTTCCATTAGCTTATCAAGCTTATTATGAATTGCTCTAAAGTGATCGTTCATATCTTGTAATTCCCGAACAAAATCTACTTTTAAAACATACTCCAAAGGCATTCTATTTACATGTTCTTCCAATGCATTAATCCTCATTCTTTGATTTTCTAAATTTTGAATAGAATCTTTTAAGCGTTCTTTATGACGTTCTAAAACTTTACTAGCAATCCAACCTCCTCCTGTTATAGAAGAGATAACAGCTGTTAATGCAAGTGTCAGAAAGTCTGGTCCCACTGGACTAACCCTTTTTCTTTATTCTAAATCAGTAATCTAATTGTAAAGATCCTTTTTTCATTAATCCTGTAACTAACCAAACTAAAGCATCAACACAATCATCATGTCCACTAACACCAAAGTTAGTTAATTCTTCAAACATATTTGTAAAGTTTCTATAGCGATTAAATATAATTTTTCTATCTTCAAACATACCCATAATTCCACGGAATCTAGCTAACTTATCACCTCTAAAACCTTTAACAGGATGCCAAATTAGATTATACAAACTTTCATTTTGTAAACAAATACGTTTAAAGTCTGCTTCTAAAGATGCTTGATATTGAACAGCTTCAGACCATACATCACATGTTGAATGAGTTGGATAATAATTACCACCTTGATCAACTCCTATAATTGACCAATCGTTTAACAACTCTTTTAACGCATCTAGTTTTTCTAAATTACCCATTACTCGTATTCGTCTGTAATCAATGATATGTATTCGATCCTCGATCCTCCCCCCTAACACCATTACTGTATAGTCATTCTTTTCTCTTATTCCCGCTGACAGGTCTACCCCCACTCCTAACGTATCAAATTCGGTTGATATTTCTGCTTTAACGATCAGTTCAGGTGCAAGCGATAATTCGTTCTGTCGGACGACTTGATTCATATACTGAAAGGAGAAGGCAATCGGAGATTGCCGTTTTTTTTCTTTTAAATATTCCAGTGACCACATTTCAGGCCAATATGACTCTTCGTCACCTGTTATAGGATTATTTTGTATAGCAGAGAGAACGATTTGTATCCAATTATTTTGTTCATTAAAGGTGGTGGAATGAATATCGTCATGCCTAAATCGAGTTCCAAGACAAATAGCCCGACCCCCTTCAAACATAGTAGGAGCGATAACTGCATTCCAATTTTCCTGCATTGTTTTACGAATATCAGGATTAGCGATGTCAGCAGCTGATTTTATAGCGTCATCAATCATGACAAGATGAGAACGCTTAGAAGTAACAGAACCCTTTAGTCCAGCAGCACAAAGAGTAAATTGTTCTTCACCAGTAGTATCTATACCTGCAAATTTATGATCAATTGACCAGTATTCATTACTTGTGACATTTTTAAGTAGACGTACTTTAGGAAAGACTTCTTGGTATCGTTTACTTTCAATAATACGTTTAATTGTTGCTGATTTAGATCTAGCAATATCAACGGTATAAGAGAGATAAAGGACTTGTAATGGAAGACCAGCTTGTGTATGAATACCAATAGCCCATGCAGTTAACAAACCAAGAACAGTTGATTTAGCAGAACCACGAGGAGCAAGAAGATCTATATTTGGTCCAGCAATTTTTATTAAACAACTACTATCTTCATTGGTAACAAATTTTCTATTCCATTCTTTATGGTGATAAGCAGGAGGTTTATCAGCTACATAATCACAAAAATATCCAAAATCATCTCTAGCTTTAGCTAATGATTCTAAATTCTTAGGTTTTTTAATTTGTTGATTACGTGCTGCAGCCTTCGCATTACGTCTATAAGCAAGATGAGTATAAGAAGGCACAATAAGTTATCAAACTATTACTTTAATAATAACTAATGATTGCAACCGCAGTCTGAATTACTTTGCTTTTTCTTCTGGCTTATTTTTTTTTTGCTCTTGATATTTACGTGCTTTATCTAGAGCAGCTTTACGTTTTTCTTTATCATTCATTTCAGAACCATCTTGTTTTTTAGCTTCTTTCTTTTTTAAATATTCAAGAAGTTGTGGAGGAAGTTTACCTTTAGCCATTTTATTTTTTACTTGCGTTGTGTATTTTTAAAAGTTCTTCATAGAGTTTTTTAAAGTCTCTATTATCTCCTTGACCCTCTTCATTGATAGTTCCTCTAGCAGAAGAACCAGGGCCAAAAGATACTCCTCTTGATTGACCAAAAAGATTAGTTTGTCCTTGACCTGCAGTTTGTGCTTGATTTTTATAATTATTCCATTTATTTACTGTGTCTGTCTTAGGATTTGGTGCCCAACTTCTTCTTTCATTATCCCAAACAGCATCATCTCCGTATGGATTACGTGCACCTAGTACACCTACACCACCCATTTCTTCTTTAGGTTGTCTCATTTCATTTTGTCTTCTTTTTTCTCTCATTTGTCTTCTGTAATAATCTTCTCTTGCTAATTCTTTGTTTCTTCTTATACCTCTTCTATCAGCTCTTTTACGTCTAGCTGAATCTCTTTTCTCTTGTGCAAATTCATCTAAATTAATAGGTTTAAAAGAAGCTCTAGCATCTAAACCTTTTCCAACAGCCTCTCTAGCTTTATCACTTTCATTTCTACGATCCCAGTATTTTGCTTTTTCTTCCATAGATTTTTGTCTATCAATAACAGCCTTCGAAATTGTACGCATTGCACCCATGATTTATAGCCTTAAATATTTATATAATCCATTTTAACTTTAGTTATTCTTCTAATTGCATCCTTGCCCAAACACTCATTGTTGCTTCTTCTAAAGGTATTTCAATTGGATCATCTTTAAAAATAAACATTAATTCTCTAATAGCTCGATCTGCACCAGCCATTAATAAACCTTTTCTATCTTTACTATTAGTAAACTTCTCAACTAGATCTATATGTCCACGTACTTCTTTTTGCATGGAAGCAATACGTGCAACACCTGCATCACGCTTAACTAAACCTGTTTCAACATCAGCTCGTAATTTACGAATATCCTCTTGCATTTCATTAATCTCATACAAGAGTTTTTTACGATGATCTGGTTTAGGATGATTATTTTTTATCCAAAGATCACACGCAGTAATAGATCCCCGATAACCAAGGAATCGGGAATATAAATATATTTCAATGACTGAATAATTATCAGATGAAAAAGAACAGAAAGATTCTTGAGTTGATGAATCTAAATCATCAACCCATGACTCAAATAGCTCAATATCTATAAGCTCGTTGGGCCTGATTGTAGTCTCTTTCTTCGTCTTTAGTTTTGAACTCTTGCTCTTGGGCAGCAGACGTTCTTTGCTCGGTTCCTTTTTTACCGATAGTTTTTCTATCTTGCTCACCAGCATCCTCCATTTTCTTTTTGGAAAAATCGTAGGCGACACCAGCGGCCTGTCTATATTTGTCTAAATCAAACCAGTCATCGACATCAGTTTGACCTTCGGGAACGCTACGTGTCATGACGAATAAATCCTATAAGAAAATTAGAAGTTGTTCATCATGTTTGCTAGACCAGCCGCAAATGTATCACGACGACCTTCTACAGACTTCTGACGCTGTTGTCTACCTTTAGAGGATTCTAGACGATTTAATAGATCTTCGAATTTTGCAATATCGAAATAGTCGTCTTGTCCTGGGTTAGTACCTGAATTACTCATTTCAAAACTTTTTTTGAACTTAAAATAATTTTAGCAGTAATGTATCTTTTAAGAGAAATTAAATGCTCCAACTAAACCTTGATAAATGTCACCTTCTTTAGCAATTCTAGTAATTTCTTTTTGACCTTCAACTTTAAGTTCAGCAATATTTTTATTAATATCTCCTTGTAATGCAGTTAAACCTGAATTAAATATATAATCACGAGTTTGTCTAACATTACTTAATTGAAAATCAATTTCTCCAGGAGTTCCTACAAATGAATCACCAAAATCAGGTAAAGTTACTCCTGTTCTTCTTTCCATATCTTCACCATAACTTGGCAATAGAGTTTTATCAAAACTAAACTCACGTTTACCTGTTCTCTTGCCTTCATCGTCTCTTAATTCTTTTCCAAATTGAGTATCATAGTAATTAGCTAAATAACTATTTTGGAATTTATCTGTATATTCTTCACCTTGAGTAAGAGTAGTTTTTAAACTATCAATATCTTTGTAATAACCAGAGCTAAATCTATCTCTAGCTGATGCTAATTCCTCGCTAGTAGCGTCTCTACCAAGTAAATCTTGATAAGCTGCTTCAACACCTATATCTTGTCTTCTACCTAGTATTCCACGGTCTGTTTCACCTGTTACAGGATCTATATCACCAGTACCTGTATAGAACTGTTGTAAAGTGTTCTTTGCTTGATTAGGCGACCATGATTGCCATTGCTCTGGTGTTTCATATTCAGGTATTTCATCGAAAGAATCAGGACGATCTGCTTCTCTCCAACCTCTTCTAGGATCTTCTCCTGGTCTAGTAATTGTATTAGCAGCTAACTTATATTTATCTGCATAATCTGTTAACTGATTTTGAGCTTCATTATAAGTAAGTAGCCCTTTTTGTAATTGATTTTGAACTAAATTCTTATGATCTTGCCATCCAGCACGACCTGCTTGTTGCTGTCCTTTCTTTGCTTTATAATCTTGAACACTTGCAGCCCAATCACGATAATCTAATCTATCTTCTTTTCTACCTTGATACTCCAGGTAATCCTGCATTGTTGTATCTTTTGGAGGCGGTGGCGGAGCCTGTACAACTGTTTTAGATCCCATTATGCAGTACCTCCAAATCCAAAGGGATTTCTACTAGGGACAAAACCCCATTTTCGATTAGCTTCATCTGCTCGTAAAGCTAATTGATTTTGTAAGGATTCCCAGTTTTTTCGTTTTCTTAATGCTGTAGCATCTTCCCCTAATTCTAAAGCATTCATTCGTGCTGTAGCATCAACCATTGATTTTCCTCTTTCTCTAGCAAGAGGACCTGCTTCAAACATTCCAAAATCTTTTGCAAGTTTTTGTCTTTGTTCATTTCCAGTTCTTATAAAATTTCTATTAGCAATCGCTTCACCTAAAAGACCTTTATTTCTACTACGCATCTCCTCAATATTCCACACATTCTGCAAACCTTGCTGATACATCATGTCAGCTTGTGCTTGTGCCCCTTGAGCTGCACCTCTATTTTGAATCAATCCACCTAAAAGTGCACTTCCTCCTAAAATTGATGCGGCTTTCCAACCTATTAAAGGTGCTACCATGATTTATTTTTCCCTCCCTTGTTCTTTAATCATCTTATTATTTTAAACTAACCAAACCGTTGAAAGTCATAACTAAATTGAGCTAATCCTCCAGGTAAACCCATGTTATTCATCAAACCTATATTAGAAGTAACAGATCTATCTCCTTGATTTTTATAAGCATCTGCTCTCATCATATTACCTAGAGACATGCGATCAGGTAATTTACTCATTTGTCCTAATAGAAATTGAAATTGTGATAAATCCTTTAATTGTGTACCCGTTTGTTCTAAATATTTCTTTTGCAAGTCCAGATTATGTTCATGCTCAGCAGCATTTATTGCTAGTTTTTTTTCATGCTCTGTTAATACACCATCATCTACACTACTTGTAGTATCTGTTTTCGTTTCGGCTTTCTTTTTTAATTCACCTAAAATAGTATCCTCTCCTGATTCATTACTAAGTGTGCCTCCTGATTTAATATAATTCCCTAACCATTTAGATTGTCCAGATTCTTTCAATTGTCCTGAACGAACACTTGGATTTGCAGAATTTTGCCAAGAAGGTGCAAGATATTCTCCAAATTGTTGAAGTATATTTCCTTGTTTTGGAATTCCAAGAGTTGTCCCAAAGCTTGTCATATTTCCAATGTCCATTCCAAAAACATTTGGACTTGAACTGAAATCGTACCCACTATTTGGTATAAAATCTTCTAATCCTTTTCTTATATTAAAGTATGAACTTGACATAATTAATAATCTCCTTTCTTAAGTATAAGGGTTATTAGCCATTAACTGACTCATTGCAGCAGCTCCTGATTGCATCTGGCTTTGTAACATTCCTAATTGCATTAATTTCATTTCCCTTTCCATTTGTCTTTCATTTGCTTCTTGTAATAATTTACCTTCACCTTCTTGATATAATTTCAATCGTTTTTCTTGATCTTTAACAGTTTTGGCATATGGACTTAAAGGTACGCCAAATAAAACTGCATCTTTAGAACCACTTAAAGGATCACCTGGAGTACCAAGTCCAACAAAGCGGCCTCCTACGTTTCTTATTCCACGAGCAATTGGACCACCAACCATTGAACCAACAGCTATACCAAGAGGACTTCCTAATGTTAAGGCACCTCCTATAGCACCTCCTGCAAGTGTTCCTGCTGCTCCTAATGGATCACCTGCAGCAAGATCAAGTCCTGCTCCTAATAATGGAACACGTCTACCAGCCCATCTACCTGCTACTTGTAATCCTGGTTTTATTCTTGCGATATTTGCTGCTGTTTTTGCATTAAGTAAGTTTGCACCTTTCAATCCACCCTTACCTCTATATAAAGTTCTAGCAGCATCCATACTTTGCTGATAAGCCTGATTACCTCTTTGAACTGCTTCTGCATAAGCTTTTGGAGCAATTGTCTGAGCTATGGATTTTGATACACCTTTTGCTTGACCTGGAAGATTTTTTCCAATCTTACTACCCTCACCCAATAATGTTTCTTTAAGAGCAGTACCATATGGACCAACCTTTTTCCCTAGATCATCCATTACTGTACTTAAACCCCACTGACCAATTAAACCTTGACCTGCTAAAGCCATATTGCCACCACCACCTGGTCTATATGTTTTATTTGTACCTTCTCCTACTATTGAAAATATATCATTTTGATTTCGATTAAGTAGTGGATTTCGTCCGCCTGTGCCTTCTGTTATTGGGAACATTATCTTTAATAATACTTATCTAATATATTTATTTTATCAGAGTACATATATTAGCTATAACTTAATGTTGAAGGATACTGAGGTCTGTTAGCAGCTGCAATTGCCATATTAGATAATTTTCCAGCTAAGGCTCCAGCTAAAGCATATTTACCACTTCGAGCTGCAATTCTTGGAGCACTTGCTTTTGTTTGTAATGCTTTATTTAATCCTATAGTTCCACCTGTACCTGCTCCAATTGCTTGTAAACCAGCTGGGAAACCTACAACACTAAGTTCAGGATAACCTTCTAAATTTTCACCTGTAAATTTCAGTAAACCTAAACCTGTTAGTCCTTTATTTTGATATGCATGTTTCATATATCTGCCATATCTTTCAGGTGTTAAATCAGGAATATCTTGTTTTGCTGTTTCATACTTAAGTGGTTGTCCTCTTCTACCTAATAAAACTCTATCTACAAATTCTGGAGCAGCTTGAGCAGTCTGTCTTCTATCTTCTTGTCCTTTTTCTGTATATTTCTGTTTAAAACCTTTAGCTCTAAATAGTTCTCCAGGGTTTGTTAAATCTAAATGACCTAATGATGCACCAACAGGTATTCCAACTGCAGCAAGACGTATAAGACTACGCTGAGTAGGGTTAAATCTACCACTACCTCCTATTTGTCTTGGTTTCAAATCTGCTGCTAATTTTTTACCTAAAAATTTATTTGAAACTGAATCTGAAATAGGATTTGGATGATTGTAATGCCAATAAAATCTACGACTTGCATCTTCTCCTAAATCGGTAACTAAACGTGCTGCTACTGCACCTGCAAACTGTAGAGGTGTTTTTAATAACGTAATAGGTTGAGCTGTCCCTGTAAAACCAACACTTTTCCCCATTCCTGTTCCAGTAACTTTATTTCTTTTCTGCGTTTCACTTTTAGCTAATTCTTTATAAAAACGAGGATCAAAAACACTATTACTATATCTACCTTGCTGCCCTGTTAAAGCAACTGCTCTATCCCATCCTTTTTGTATTCGAGCAAACATATTATTTCTCCTAACCTGTCATATATCTAAGTTCTGCCAGTTGTTGTGTCTGTGCAGTTCTTTGTGGATAAAACATAGGTTCTAAAGCTAATGTTGAACCTACACTTCCAACTAACATTGCCATGTTTTGAGGCATACTACTGTGATAAACAAGAGGTTGTTTTGCAACATCTCTCATTGTTCTTGCCTTACTTAAATCAACAGAACGGTGAAATCTACCTGCAGTTTGTGGTAAACCTCTCTTTGCTAAAAAATTATTTAAACCAGTACTAGCTAAACCTCTTGCTAATACGGAACTAGAAACTAAGTCAGCTCCTCCTACTAAGGCACCTGCAAAAGGATTACCCGTAACCATTGTTGAGATGCCTGTAGTTATAAGAGCACCAGGTAGAGATTGTCCAATTAATTCTTTTCCACCACGTTCTAAAAACCTTTGTCCTAAAGGTAATTTACTAACTCCTTTATATACATTTCTAGCTAAACTAAATGCCATTTGTTTATCCAGTTGTTTCTATTTTATCTGGACTATCCTTAGATTCTTTTACAGCTTTATCTCCTTGTACTTCTTCTGTTGCTTTTGCTTGTTCTGTAACTACTTTTTTCTGTCTAGATAATAATTCAGCAATAGATGCATCACCTTCTTCTTCTGATTCAACTGCATTTTTAGCTTCTGCCATTAAGTAACCATTAGGATCAGGATTACGCATACGAGGCATTGGGTTTTTAGCATTTTCTCCAGGATTTAATGTAGGACTAATGTTATAAGCTTCTAACCATTCTTGATTAAAATCAGGTTGTTCTTCAGGTCTTTGTTTAGTACGTGGTCTACCTTCTTCAAAGTCATAATCAAATGGTCTGTTAAATCTTCCTATTCCTTCAAACACTTCATAGTCTTGAGTAGAAGATCTATTCTCATCAAAGAAAGGAGAATTACCAACAAAGTTAAGATCAGGATTTAACGTTGTTTTTCTAGTCATTGAACGCTTTAAAAGATCTCGACTAGTAAAACGAGAAGGATTCCAAGGATATTCTCCATCTGCAGCTTTTGATTTAAATAGGTCATTAAAATCTAAACGCTTTGTTACTTCACCTCTTTTATTAAAAGGATTAGAAATGTAACGTCCTAGATCTAGTCGTGCGTCTTTAACCATTTACTTTTTAGCTTTTTTCTTTTTATTAAGACCAACTAATGTCTTGCGAAGATTAGCTTGCTTGACTGTCTTCTCATCATACTCATCTGGATTGGCTAAAACATTCTCTTGTAGTTGAGCAGAGGTTATACCACGTTTCTTTGCTTTAGCTGTGAAAGCACCTGGACGATCTATTGCAGAACCGATCCAATCCTTTTTCTTTTTTTTATCCTTTTTCTTTTTATTAGTCATTTAAAGACGCTCCATTCTTCTTTTCATTACCAACTGATTAATCATTGCATCAGAAGGTGATTGATAAGGAGTTAATTTATTTCTCATTTTAGTACCACCAGCTCTTGCCCCACCCTTAATTTGACCATGTGCAGCAGAAATATAATTTAGTAAATGCATACGTTCAGCTTTTTCTATCTCACTAGGAGTTATGGGAAGAGATTTTGGATTAGCAGGTACGTACTTCACTTGATTTTGTGCAGCAGGATAATTTGAAGATTGTGCAACATTAGTCTGAGTTACAGAAGGTTCAACCTCTGTATTAAGATTAACTCTATTACCTTGTAAATTTGTATAAGTATTTTCATAAGTAGCAGGTCTTGATTGATTTCTTCTTTGTAGATACGCTTTTAAATCAGCATTACCAGTTTTAGTTTGTAATTGTTGTAAGTATTCTCCAACTAATTGTTTAGGAGATACTTGATTTAAATTCACTCCTTGTGAAGCAAGCCAATTAGGATCACTTAAATGTCTGACATTTTCAGCTATATTTACTACTCGTGTTCCTGATTTACCACGCATTGCAGCAGTAGGTTTTTGTGTTTGTGGTCCTTCTACTTTTCCTATAATCTGAGTAGGTCTTGCTGTATCACTATCTTTTAAATCGGAAGCAAGCCGTCTACCATATATATCGGTAACGCCACCTTGTTCATCTTCGAAAATTCTAGGAGATTCTTCTAATCCTCCAGGATCACTTCCTGCTCTATCTGGTTCAATAGCATCAACAACAGGTCTTGTAGTCTGTCGATTTAATCTTCTACTATCTAGTAATCCCTCACCTGTTCCTCTTTGTTGTAAAGGAACAAGTGTATCTAAAGTATTATCAGGTCGTGGAGAAAGAGCTTCAGCTTGCTTTCTTCCACCACTACCTTTTAGTTCTGTATCTTTAATCCTATATTCAGAACGTAATTCAACACTTTCAGGATCAATCATAGGAGTTCTGATTCTATCTATGTCATCTACAACTTCATCTGCTAAATCCACATCAGGTAATTGTTTGCCAATCTTCTGACCTCTTCCTCCTGTTGTATCCGTTTCAAAATAAACACGTTTACCTGCATTCTCTGGCTGTTCACTAAGCCTCAAAGGTACCTTTAAATCTGCAATTTCTCCTTGCATCTCTATTTCTTTTCTTGCTAGTCCTCTTAATCGTCCTTCAGCTAATCTAATATCACCTTGACGATAATAACCTAAAGAAGGATTTTTCCATACTTTTCTTATATTTTCTAATTGATTTGAAAGTTTCTTTACAAGTCCTATTTGACCTTTTGATTCAGCTATCTTTAATTGTGCAGCAACTTTTTTCCCTTCTTGTTCAGCTTTAATTTTTCTTTCTTTATAAATTTCAGCTATATCACTTTCTACTTCTGCCCTTCGAACTGATACCCAATTCTTCTTGTCATCTACTTGTTCTTTTAAACGTAAAGCTGTGTCTTCTGAAAAGAAAGGAGTCTTTAAACTGTCACTATAATCATCCAAATATGCCTTACCTGTATAAGGAGTCTTTGCTTCTGTAAATCTTCTTGATGGTATAACAGGTATATTTTCTCCAGCAATTTGAACACTCTTAAGATTTACATTATCAAAAAAGTCAGGATCATAAGTAGCTCCTAGTTGCATAGCATGTTTTCTTTTTGTAATGTTCCTTATATTTTTTGTTGGCAAACCTTTTTGCTTTAACTCTTCATTAAGCTTACGTACATAGTCATAAGATTTCGGTCCGTAAAATTTTTCTAATTCCCTTTCAATTTTTCCAGGGGTAATAGGTTCACCTTTTTGACGTAATTGAGAAGCTATTTCATATCTTTGTCTTTGTAAAAGACGAGATAGTTGTGTTTGTGATAAATCTGTTACATCTTTAGGAGTATTTATAGGAAGATCAGACTTAGCTCCTATCTCATGAATGATCTGGTCTCGTTCGTTAAGAACATATGTTTTATCTACACCTTCAACATCTGAATCAATAACTTTTCCCTTAGCTATTGCTGCATCTACACTTTCCTCTACTGCATCTACACTTGTACCTCCAGTTAATCCTCTCCAAGCTTGTTTAAAAGGATATAAAGGTCCAGCAGTACTTCCATCTGATAGTTGAACAGTAGCACTTGTATTTGTTCCAGAGGGAGGAACTCTTGAGAAATCAGGAAGATTAGATGGTGCGTTTTCTACAACAGCTTTCTTAATACTTCTAGCTGCATCTGTAACATCCTTAACACCTTGTCTTGCAATTTCGTCAGCTGCAACAACTGCAGTAGGAAGACGACCAATTAAACTATCAACAATAGCATTACCCGTTTTTATAGGAGGAGTATTTGCAATTCTATCTGCATTAAAATCTTTATTTTCCCAAGGTTTAGGTTGTGCTGCTTTACGTGATTTTTTTAATTCCCAACCAATACCTTCTAATGCTTTTAATTCGTCTCGATTTAATTCTTCTGACTGAAAGCGAAGCCTGTTATAAAGTTTTTGATCTAATGCTTGTTCTACAAAATCTTGTTCTTTAGAAACACCAACTCTTTGTTCCTGTTGTGGTGGAGGAAGGTTTTCTGAAATATTTTGTAAATTAACATCATCAAGATTACTTGTATCTACATTGGGATCTGTAACAATTTCATTATATATTCTTCCAGTATCTTGATCCTCTGCTGAATTAATAGCACTAATTGTTTGATCTTCAGTTGTCGTAGATTTAGGAACATTAGCAACAGAATTATTAGTTACTTTTTCAGGATCAATATATTTTCCAGGACCTTCTTTTTGTAAAAAATCATTAGTAGTAATAGGACTATTAACATCATTATTAGTTACAGCTGGTATGTCCCAAGGATCTTTAATTTCTTGTTGTACTTTTGCAGGAGGTAAAGCTAAAACTTGTTTAGGAGATACAGCAGTAACCTTTGGTTCTCTACTCTGTACTACATCTGTTTGCTCCCAAGAAGGTTCTGGTAATTCCAAACCTTTTACAATTCTTTGTCTAACTTGTTCTCCTCCTTCTCTTATTCTTTCTCGTGTTCTTTTCTCACTCAATCTTCTAGGACTTATTTCTGCTTCTAAAGCAGCTAATTCTTGTGGAGTGTATTCACCAATCGAAGATTGACGTATTGCATCTCTTTCAACTTTATCTAATGCTTCATTTACAAAATCTCTTTCATCTACTTGTGTTTTAAGTGTAATTGAATCTCTATAATCATCCCAATCTCGACTTTGTGTTACTTTTTCATTTAAATCTTGTTGTAATCCACCAACACCTGTCGAAATTCTAGATCCAGAAGTAGGATCTACTGCATTTGTAACTCTAGTTCTTAATCCACCTCTACTAGCAGCTAATGCAGCAGCACCAAGACCTGCTAAACCTGCAACAGCAGCAATTGCACCACCATTAATATTATTTTCTTCTTGTCTTTGCTGTCTAAGTTGATTTCTCTTCCATTGATTAATAGCAGGTACTAATTCAGCCTCTTCTTTTTTGTTCTGAGGTAATGGTGTGCCAGTGGCTCTAGCATATGTGTAAAAATCAGCAGCAGCGACAGCCATATCAGCTTATTCTTTAATTATTTCCTTCTAATCATTCTATTCTTGATAAATCTAAGAAATACTTCGATTATTATTAGTAAATAACGTGAATTAAGCGGAATGGACGCTGGAAAACGTCAAAAACGAGTTGAAGGGCTAGAAGCTATTAAAGATAAAGCTTTAGCAATGGCTGCTCAAGGCGATACCGCTGGTGATGTACGTAATTTTGTAACATCAGCTAGAAAAGAATTAGCATTTGAACTTCCAGATGAAGATTCATTTAAAAAAGCAGTAAAAGCAACGCTTAAATATAAAGAAAGCAAAAAATAATTAGTAATTGTTAATAATTTAATTTGTACAAAAAAGGATTTTGGCTGCATTCTTGGGCTAATTAGGGATTTTTAGTACAAAATTAGACTTTTTGTTCAAAAGAAGGGGCCGTGTATAGCCCAAATAGGGAACAAAATTATCTGACTAGTCTCCCACCACCCACCCGATTGCGATACTGGAAAGAAAAAAAAAAGGAAGGCATTGAAGGATCAAGTGAATGTCCTTCGACATTACCGAGTGACACCGATGAGGTACCGCTCGTCGCTTCGCTCCTCGCTAAGTTGCCTGACGACAGCTTTACATCGAGTTTTCCACAGGTTTTCCCCAAATTTACACGGTTTTTCCCCAATCGTGCCCGAATTTAGGGAGAGAATCCTGGCCTGATAACTGCGGTGTAGAACTGTATTTATCTTGGCACTGTGGTTTTCCGCAGGTAAGCCCAGGCAATCGTACACCTTACTTCGACACATTACTCATGTCATTTCGTACTAAATCTGTAAGTCTATTACGTTCTTTCACTGATTCTTTGGAGAAAGAGACACTGATCCCAAGTGCTAAAGCAGCTGTTAAGACTGTTTACCGTAAAGGATCTGCTCGCATCCAAGATATGGGAAGACCACGTATTACAGGAGACTTCCTTGAGTCTCATAGGCAAGTTACTGGATCATAGCCAGGTCGGGGGTGCAACTCCCCCACTTGTCATTGCCGTCCACTGAGGATGGCTTGCTTCGACATCATGTCTATTAAACGTCTCGTCATTACTGCTGTCATTCTTGGCCTTTATGCAGGTGCTGCTCAAATGTTTGTAGCACGTCTTGATGTTGCTACTGCAACTCAATGCCGTACCCATGACTGGCCTCAGGATAAGCATGCAAACATGATGGACTTCTGTATCTCTTATGGATACCCAACTAAATAACTGAGCTTGGTCAGCGTTAGCTGTAATGGAGGGTTCAACTCCCTCCCTCGGTATTGCCTACAGCAGAGATAGGCACTGCACACATGGAGTTATCCCATGATCAGAGAGTTTACTTTGGTACACCCAAAAGTTGCTTGCTACGTTTATTCCATTAACGAAGCTAGTAATCAAGCCCGTGTAACCTTTGAACCTCTTAAAGGTGCTCGTGATTATCCTCAATGTACTTCTATTTCACTTGCTCAAGCTCGTGAACATTATGAAGAAGTTGTTGAATTAATCGAACGCCAGGAGGCAAGGTTATGACTAACTCTTAATAACCGAGAGGGCTAGTCGAAAGACTAGGAGGGTTCAACTCCCTCACTCGGTATTGCTACTCACTGAGAGTAGTTAACTTCGACTATGCCTATTTTAATTCTCTTTACTGCCCCAGTATTTGGATACTTCATTGGTAAGCGTATTGCATACCAAAGATATTCCAATGCTTTACAGGCACACACTAGTAAGGCAATGATGAATGTCTGTGGCAAATCTCTAGAAAGAGTTGTTTATGAGGATCTTCATTCTTAATCATGAAAGCTATTAAACGTATCTTGGCTGACATTGACTACATGATTGATGACTATCCATTGCCATTTGGACTTTTATGTCTTGGCATTTGTATCGTCACTATTCATTACTCTGACTCATGGTTCTCATACGTCCCAAGTAACTGATTATGTTTAAATCTATTTTCTCTGAGAGATATGACGGACATCCAGATTTAGAAGTATCTCATGTATTTCTTCCTTTTCTTCCATTCGTATATCTATATGTATGGATGGACTTCTATAGAAATGGTTGCTTTCGTATAGAAGGAGACTCAGGTCGTCCTTTTTATACTTTGTTCCTTAATTGAGGTATTACCTATGACTTCGTTAATTGTTCTCATATGTGTGATCGTCCTGCTTTATATATTCCTCAAGAATATTAATGCCTATGGAAAGTAATCGCACATGGTCTGACGTTAAAGATCAATATCATAGATCTTTGATTGACCGCAAGATTGAATCACGGAAGAGGTTATTAAAACTTCTTCCTTATCCATCGAAATACTTTCGTTGGTTTTAATCTTGATCCTCTCCCTCTGCTTCTTCGGAGGCAGACTGAGGGGTTCATCCCCTTGTCCTTTAGCCCCTATTTATTATGGCTATTACTCACAAACTTGAATTCTGGCCTCCCAAATCAGAAATATCTGATGACTGGGTTCAATGTGCTCCTACTCAGGTTATTAACCGTACAAGTCACAATAGGTCATTACTCATGGAGTATCACAGAGTTACAACTTTTTCTCCTTATGACGAAATGGTAGAAACTAGAGAATTTGAAATCAGTCGTATGACTGGTTGCAAAGATCTACAAGAAACCATGAGATCTTACTACGAGGAAAAGTCATGTAATCAATGATCCCTTCACGGAGCCTATTCGTAGGTTCCCTGCAGGGTTCTCCCTGCTTGTTCTATACCTACTTGTTCTTATGGACAAAGCTCAACAGGAAAGTCTCATCAAGAAATTTGATGTGGATCTAGACCCTAAAACCAATGCGGAATATCGCAATGGTAGCAAGAAGAGCTTCTATCTTGAAAAGATTGAACTTCAAGATGATTACAACGGTAGTCAAGAAGAATGTGATTCTTTAAACCTCACTATTACTGATTTACGTCGTTTTAATGAAAATCAAATGAATCAAATAGAGACTTTAAAGGAAACACATTCCCGTGAGATCACTTCTCTTGAAGAAGAACTAGCTAAAGTTCGATCTCAAAGTAACAAGGTTGCTACTTCTGTCCGTAAAATACCTTTTCTAGGTACTGATACTCTTAGCTACCAAAGTGATTTCATCCTTCGGGTCAAAGATCATACAAAGGAATGGAACGATCTAGTTTCCGACTTCCAGAATAAGTATTTACCTCCTTTGAAGGAAGGTATTAACTC